GTAATCGGCAGTTTCTTTCTTGCTATACGCAGTATCATAGGACTGAATTACATAATCTAGGTCAGGAATGTCATCTTCTTCCCAGACTTTCCACCAATCCCGCTTGACCATAGCAGTAGCTTCAGACGTAGGGTTCTGTTGCCACTGTGCGTTCCACTTTCCTACCGAAAGTGAAGCCTTTACCTTTAAAAGCTCGTCTTTTTGCCAGAATTCAGGCCATAATGGTTCCCCCGAAGGCATGATTGCAGGGAATTCCACCACATCCCACTGGTCAGCCATCAAATCTTTCTGCTGTGCTTGCAGTAACCGGCCCGTAATATCCTTCTTGGACCACCTAGTCTGCACAATGATGATGGTTCCCCCCGGCTGAAGACGCTGACGAGGCCCAGATGTGTACCATTCCCATGCATTATCATACGCACTAGGCGATAATGCGTCCTGCTCCGAGTGCGGATCGTCAATAATAAGTAAATCAGCACCACGACCAGTCATTGCAGCACCCACCCCGGCTGCAAAATATTCCCCACCAGCGCTAGTCTCCCATCGACCTGCCGCTTGGCTGTCCGGTTTCAGGTCCGTGTTTGGGAAGATCTCCTTATAAATAGGATCAGCAATCAAATCTCGAACCTTACGACCAAATCTTACAGCAAGTTCGGTGTTCATGGTAGCTTGAATGATTTTTAACTTAGGATTGCGGCCCAAGAACCAACTAGGCATGAGGTAGGATGCAAATTCTGACTTGGAATGCCGGGGCGGCATGTTGACAATCAATCTTTTTAAGTCACCCCGGGCTATCCGCTCTAGCTTCTCGGCTATGATTCTATGATGGGTCCCCTCTATAAACCCGTCATACACATGTTTCGCGTAGGCCATGAATTTATCTTGAGCTATGTCTCTGGTTTCAAGACGCTTCTGCTGCTCCTCCAGTAACAGGATCTCTTTAAGGACATCCTCTGGCAGCAGTTCTAGGTTCGCTGTGTCATTCATGCCCGAATGATAATACCCAGCAATGAATTTATCAACCCAGCAAAATGCGCCCGTATGTCAAGAGGCCAGCCCCAAAATATAGGGGGCGGGGGTTCGAGCAGCGCGAAAACTGATTGCCGATCGATGCCAGTAACCCCAAAAACCAGCGATTTAATCGGTTTTATATGCATTTTATGTTTGATTTAATAAATAATCTCTATAATCTAATCATATCAAAACAAATATAAGGGGTAATTAGATATGACATTAAGAAACCAAATCATCGAGCAGCTTGGCGGACGCTTGTTCACCGTGACATTCACCAAGGCCGACGGCACGACGCGCCATGCATATGGTCAAGTCGTTTCCGACGATCGGTTGACCGACGATCATCCAAACGTGATCACGTTCATCGACTACTCGATCGCTGCCGATACATTTGCGGAAGGCAAGTCTAACGTGCGTCGTATGAAGCTCGAAGCCGGAACGTATACGATCAAGTCCGGCAAAACCATCATCTCAGACAAAGTATAAGGGGAATACATTATGACCAGAACATTACAAACCATTCTTCACGAAGTTGCACTAGCCAATGACAAGGTAGACCATGCATTGGAAATTATCGAGAATGTCTTACAAGACAACGGCCACTGGTGTGAAGATTTATCCGGCAATATCGAAGATATCAAAACCGATCTTGAAAACCTTCAATACAAAATGGTGACGGTCTGGAATGAGGAAGACGACTAAGACATAGGGGCGAAAGCCCCTACCGTCCGGCAGTGTGTGCTGCCGCTGATGAGGCCAAGAGGCCGAAACGGTAAACCAAATAGAAGGGGAATACATTATGAAACCAGCATTTATCGCTCACCATAGGACGGTTGCCAAGAAGATGGCATACGTTTGGGGTATGATGATCATCGCCACCGGCACCATCGGACTGGCTGGCCTCGAGTGTTTATTTATGGATGACATGTTTGCCATCGTCACTGGCATCGGTATGATATCGATCGCTAGCGTCGGAGTGCCTTGGTCTATCCTTGGCTGTTTGTTTTCAATTCAAGATATGAGGAATTAATCATGGCTAAAATTTACTATCACACTCAGAGAGCTTCCGATAACGCTGCGTACACTTACATGAAGGGACTTGTCATCTGGTCTCATGCAAGCTCTCTAACTGAGATTGGCAAAACACTCGCCAAGCATAACAAAATCTGGCCTGACTCTTCTAGCGAGGGTCAGGTGATCACGATCGGCAAGAAGCAGCGAGGCCGTCACGGGATCCGACCCGTAAAAGAGTATCGGCTATTCGGTGACAAGCTGGTCAAGATAGCAGACTTCTTTATAACCGATGGGTGGATAAGGGGATAATCATGGATCAGGTGACAGTCAAATGCACAAAGAAAGGCTGGACGGTATATGTACCGTCCAGCCAGTGCGATGCATTCCAATGGATTCTATCGGAGGGGATGGAGGGGCTTGCGGCTATGATAGATGAAGGGCAGCAGGTTATCGAAAGCCAAGACGATTGGAATGGGATCGAGTGGAAAATCTAACCAACACCGGATCGAGGGGCTCCGCCCCTCGATCCTTTTTGCTTTTTTTATATATACAGGGGAACAAGGCCGCAGGCCGCAGGCCGTTGTATATATAAAAAGAGGAATAAGGCCGCAGGCCGCAGGTTAAAATAATGTTTGCATAAGATATCTAATAGTATAGAATAAAATCATAAACTGATAACAAGGGGAATTGTTATGAATAAGCTTGATAAGAAAATGTTGTCTAATGTTTCTAAAATGCCCGGGCATTCGATCAGCCGATCAGCCCGGCTATGTCACGTTGGGCAAAAGCTACGCAAGATTAAGGGCAGTACCTGCGAAAAGTGTTATGCGCTTAAAGGCATGTACAACATGCCAAACGTAAAGCAGGCAATGGAACGTCGCGAGGTTTTCTTTCACTCGATCGATTTTGTGCCGCGAATGGTCTCTGTATTGAAGCCACTACGCAAGCCCGAATTCAGGTGGTTCGATAGCGGCGACGTTGACAGCGTCGCAATGGGGCATAACATTCTAGACGTTTGCGAGGCGACGCCCCATCTCGTGCATTGGATACCGTCACGAGAATATAAGATTTGGGGCGATGTATTACGCACAAGAAACTTGCCAGCCAATGTTACGCTTCGCATGTCCGCCCATATGATCGACGATGCACCGGCCAAGGCATGGCAGAACACAAGTACCGTTGCCAGTCATGGCGGAAATATTACCGGCCACCTATGTCCTGCGCCTACGCAAGAAGGCAAATGCGGCGATTGTCGCGCTTGTTGGGATCGCAAGGTTTCAAACGTCACCTATTATCAACACTAAGAGGCAATCATGCGATTATTTAGCGGGTTAAATTTACACATGACCGAAGACAATGACACAGTGCAAGGAATTGCGCTGCGTCACCTAAACGTAGGCGACCTAGTGAAGCGCAAGCCGAATGCCAAGGCCGTCTATGTTATTAATCACCGGAACAAGGCCACCAAGACAAGGCCAGCAGAATATTCACTATCAGACTATGAAGACATGAACCGCGAGATATTCTTAAAGGAAGATACCGTTGTCTACACTGGCTTCATATACTAGGGTTTCCCCTGATCCCTTGCCAGCAAAGCTGGCAAGGGATTTCTTTTTTTATATATCCATAGGACATAGGCCGCAGGCCGCAGGTCATCGACTCATGGCATCAGACCATAGGGCGCAGGCCGCAGGCCGCAGGCTCTCAATCAACCCGCGCATATCACCTATATACAAGGCCGCAGGCCGCAGGTCATCGATCCTCGAACCTAGCAACTCGATCGCTTTGTCCGCGCCAAATAAAAATAGGTCGCTGGTCGAGGGGTCGTGCAGCAAGAAAAAACTCACGCCTTTACATCTAAAATGTGAGGAATGCCAAGCTATCTGTGATTTAGATAAGCTGACCCTGTTGTTTTTAACTATTTTTAATTCCAACCATACTGGCACACCGTTCATGCATAGGTATACGTCCGGCATTCCTTCACCAGTGCGGTTTTCAATCCTCTCGAAGTGCGTTTTCTTTGGCAGGTTCTGTTTCAATAACGTCCACAGTGATCGTTCTGTCTTTGGCATCTTCAACCCTCTTCATATCGTCACCAAAAGCGTGTGGGTAGTTCTTCCTGATCGCGCTCAGTCGAGCGACAATATCTTCACGCGACAGATTGTCGAGTTGATGAACGTGGTTTTGTTCGCGTCTGTCGATAGTCAAGCCACCCAGACTAGAGCGAATTTTCTCAGCGTTGATGGCGGCAGAAAACTGACCAGCATCTTCAGCAGCATGAGACAATTCATCGAAGCGTTTAAGTTGGTTGACCAAGGTCACGCCATATTTTCTCTCGCGCTCTTCTCGAAGTTCTTTGATAAGTTCCGGCACTTCTGGAAAAGATTTACCGTCAAGAAGTTTAGCAGCATGGTTCCTCGCGCTGTCGGCAGAATAGCCTGCCTTCCTAGCGCATTCAGCATTGCTGTATCTGCCATCGATATAATGTTTGGCAAACTCTCTCTGTCTATTAGTCAAGCCTGCGGGTCTACCGCCTTTCCTAATAGTGTTTTCTGTGGGTTCACTCTTTTTCAAAGCAAAAAACCTTTCTTGTCCGACTTGAAGAGGGTTAAAAGTGTGACAGTGGTACAGAAGTGGTACAGCTACAACCGTTGCTCAGTAAGCGTTGTATCACTTGTACCGTTTGTATCACCTTTTTCAGAATTTTTATTTTATTTTTCTTCAACCCAAAAAAATCCTTATTCGCATGCATTTTATTGTTTGTGCTATTGGATATAGTATGATAAGACTTATATAAGATTATATATCTAACCAGTATATCATATATATCAAAGGTTCGAGGATCAAGGGGCAAGGACATGAAAGCGAAGCCGCCATATATTCATAAAGTAGGTTTAAGGAAGCCGATACTGGGTGCGCGTATCTTGCATATCACTATTAACAATCGGGCTTGGTTGTATAACGCGATGATCAAGCCATTAAAACGAGGGAGTAAGAAGTATGACTAACGATAAACCAAACCTGACTAACACTGCTTTTGCAGACATGCTGGCAGAGCCGTTCGCGGAGTTGCTGAAGCCGAAGAAGTTCTATCCGACTATCATGGTTGAGTACACACCCAGCCGCGATGAGTGGGCGCAGATTGCCGAAGCCATCTGGATTGGTGCATTGGAAGGTGGATCGAACCACTGGATTGATTACATCCACACTGGTGGTCATGTCTTAAAGTCTGGGTTCGATGTTGTGGACTCTAACTTTGATATCGTCATTCACCATGACGATGATGAAGTCGAGAAGGTCAAAGCTTTTGATGTGATTGTTGACGGCATTAATTTGCTAGATCCAGAGCGGCAGCGGCTGGCATTGACTGTCGATGAGTTGGGTCAGTTGGATGCTAACGATTATGATTATATCATCCAGTTGGGTGTATTTGGTAAGGAGGTGTATTGCTAATGGGATCGACATTAAACACACCAAGAATGCAAGGATTTTTGGGTAGAGAATTACCGTTTGAATGTATCGTGGGCGATGAGCCGGAGGTCTGTGAAAACATATTCAGTGGCGAGAAAGTGGGTTTGCCTGCCGATGCGGTTGCAGTTTATGACGTTATCATGGGTGCTCAATTGATGGCTGAAAAGACCAGTGATCCAAAGATGCAGGACAAGCTATACAAGGAAGTCCGCAAGGGTTGCGATTGGTTTATGAAGCACGAGCCGCATGCCTATATGGTTCTGTTGGATTAGGAGGGTAGTAGGATGAAAACCTATGTTGTGGAAATCAATGCGGTGATCTGGAAGCAGGTTGATGTTTGCGCGGACTCTGTCGAAGAGGCAGAAGAGAGAGCGCATGAGATGTTTAATCTGGCTGCGGACGGTTGTCCGGAGCGTTATGACCAACAGACTAGCCAGATTTGGTTAGATGGTAAGGAGATGATGTGATGAACTATTTAAAAGATATGACGAATGAAGATTTGAAAGAGTGTCTTTTGTGTGACATGGAAGGTTTACGCGAGGGCGGATGGATTCCTGATGATGATAGCATTGACGCTACGGTTTCAGTGATCGAAGAAGTGTTCAGACGCATTGACGTTTATTCAAGGGAGAAAGTGTAATGAGTAAGGAAGCTTTTGCAGACAGCCTAGATCATTGGGCTAAGTGTTTTAGGGATGGAACATTGGACGACTCGTTCGCCA